GAGAACTACCATCACTTGGTAATACAGAATATACCTTTGTGGCTTTTTGTCCGCTTGGTATTAATGCTAAAATAGGGTTACTCATTCTTTTTATTTTTTATCTCTTGCTTTTTTAAAGTTTCAAGAATATATTTTTTTAGTTTACTAAGGTTTGTTTCTTTGACTTTGTATCTCATAGTACCCAGCCTTTAAAGGTTGTGTCTGTGTCTGGGTCAATATCCTCGTTTGTGTTTGTGTTGTACTCTGGGAACAAGTTATCGTTAAAACTAAGGTAATCCACCAATCTTGTAGAATAGTAGTTAGCGTATTCTCTCGCCTTAGATACCAAGTAATCTACTTCGTTTTTATCTACGTTCTGCGCTGTTTCGCTTGAGTGCTTAAACACACCACCATTTTTTATCTGGTAAGCCGCAAATGGAATATAATTCATCTGAGCAAACCAGATCAACGTGGGTTGTACATAAGTATTAACTAATGCTAAATAATTACCTGTTAAACCAGTGCCGCCTGACGCGCCTGAAGCAATATCTGCTCCTATCTTATTATATAAGTCTGTGCCTAACAAGTTTTGTATGTCAATCTGCTGTGCCACCTTGATAAATTGTATGAACTTATCTGTATCAACATTCCCATCAATAATAGAGTTTTTAACTAAGTCTGTTCTGTTTATAAATAATACTGTTGCCATGTTTTATTTTTCAAATCCCATTTTATTCCAATATTCCTCAGTGTAACCAGCGAAAGGCATATCCTTAGGAGCAACGGGAACTTCTTGCTCATTTGCTTCTGGTTTAAAACCTCTTTTTCTAGCCTCGGTAGTTGTTAATAGTTTACCTAAGCTTTTACTACCCTCTTTTGTCACATAGGTTTTTCTCAACCAGCGGTGCTGGCACCTCGGGCCGCCTTTGTATAGCCATATAGAATATGTCGGTGAACCATCTTTACCAAAACCTTTTTCAACTCCGTTTTCATCAATTCTTGTTTCATTTACTACAAGATCACCCATGGCAATTATGTCCTCTTTTCTATATACTTTTTTAGCATCAACCATTTCCTTACAAAATTTCCTAGAGTTATCACTGTATTTCTCAGGAGAGTACATATATCTAACCAAGAAAACATTATCTTCTTCTGCTGTTTGTTTGCTTTTGCCATCCTGTTCACTCTCAGAATAAGGCTTAGCTTTACCGGTGCTAATAAAGTTCCACATTTTAGATAATAAACTAGGATCTTTAGCTTTATTTAAGTCCATTATAACAGTGTCAAACTGGTCTTCTTTATCGTAATTAACCTCTCTTTGATCAATAATATCATAGTCTTCCAGTAGATCACGCTCGTCTTGTCCTAAGTCAATTAAAGCTTTAGCAACTTTAGTATCTTCTTCAACTTGCTTTGCTAGCTTAATACCTGTTTCTTCTTCTTTTGTTTCTTCATCTTCTACATTTTCGAGATCAGTAAACTCAAGTGGTTGTAGTGTTTTAAAATATAGTTTTAATGATATATTATTAAAAGCTAATATAGAATCAAAAGCATCAATAAGAAGGTGTTGGAACGGCCTTATAACAGTGTTGTCCATAAGTGTAGAAGCAGTTTGTAATTCTTCAGCATTATTACCCAAACCAGAAGAGTCTTTAATTCCTAAAAGCATAGGAGAAACAACTCTGTGTGCTACCATTATCTTTTTACCACTCTCATCGCTTAAAAATTGGTATTGGTTGTGTGCATCACTTAACTGTATTGGCTCTATTGTAGCTTGGCTCTCCGCATTATCGTTAAACGCGAGTATGAACTTACCAGCGTTGCTCGACCCGCTAAATTTAGAGTAGATGCGGTTTTCTAAGTTTTGTCGTTCTTCAGCGTTTGGGGTGCCGTTGTTAAAGTTGATTAACATTGATGGCGCGAGACCATTTAGGATGTTATTTAAGTGGTAGTTACTTATCTCCTCTTCTAGCTCAGCGTACTGTAAGCCACCTTGATAGTCTGGACTTGAATAGTACTTATAACCAGCTCTGTAAGGCTTAACGTAAATAATCTCAATACTTTCGTTTGAATAGCCGAAAGCCGGTATGCGTTTTAGTTCTGTTCTTGGTTTTACATTAGACCAGTCATCACTATAATAGTACCCAGTTATTTCGCCTTTCTCGTCACACTTCTCTGCTCTTAAATTCTCAACCGGGATATGTTCTACTTGTGCTATTGTTTTTCTATCCTTAGAGTAAATAACTTGAATAGAGCATTGCCCCATAAGTTTTAGGTCGTAACACAACTTACGCACACAATCCTTTTTAAATAAAGTAATCATTTTAGCGTAAGCATCTGGCTTTCTATTGCTATCTAAAGCATCTAAGCCTTTGCCGTAAATCATTTGGCTTACCCCGTTAATAATTGCATTATTTGTCGGGCTTCCGTTGTAACGGTCTATGAGGTATTGGAAGTAATTGTTATCACTACCATAAGCCACCCATTGTTTGTTAGACTTTTCTACAATCTCCGGACTCGTGTAACTGCTTAAATTAACTATTCTCAAATCATTCATAAAATAATATAATCGTTATCAAAGCTATTCTCCGTGGTGTATTCGCCACTATTTACAGAATAGTAATCGTTGTTAGCTTGGTTAATAGTTTGGTCTGTGCAAAAGACTTTGTCTTTGTAAATTACAGCAGCACCATTCTTTACTTCAAGCATATAAAAATCGCCCTCAGTTAATGTACCGAAAGCGGCTACAAATGACATATAATTGCCATCTTCTGAAGCAGTAGGTGTTTTATTTATAGTTGCGCCAGTACTTTCACTTGTTAAGTTTACAGTAATTGCACCGCTAATAAATTGACGTGGTATAACCTTAAAAGTTTTATCGCCGTTAGTTCCTATAATCTTCATACTAATATATAAACAAAACTTATTTTTTTTGCGTAAAAAAAAGCCTCTCTAAAAAGAAAGGCTAATTTTAAACATAAAATATAAATAAACTACTATGCTGGTGTTATCGGTGTAACAGCACTTACGTCTGGTTCAGTACAGAAGAACGGAGGAAAAACCTCAGTTGCAACCGCAGTTAAAGTAAACCCTTGTAAATCTCCAGGCGCGGCTCCGGTCACAATTGTCCCCCCGGTGATCTCAGCACCATTATCTCTACCTACTAATAAACGCTTAGTATTTCCAGCACCATCTGGGTACATTTCTACAACGTAATGCGCACGACCTCTATTTAATAGTTTAATTTCTTCTTGTGTCGCTACGTCTAACAGTTGAAAGGTAACATTTAAAGTACTTTCATAAAAAGTAGTTCCGTTTTCTCTACTTGATGTTACAGTAGTTTCTAAAGAACTTAAACCGCCCTTTACTTCAAACTTAAAGAACTCAGCAGAGTTGTCAGTTGGTAGTGTTATAGTACCGCTTGAATCTCCTAAAGCAGCAATGGCAGCACTATAATCTAAGATGTAAATATTTTTAATTCCAGCAAAGGCGGTCTTACATCCAACCCCTCTACCTTTTGTTATTGCACAAGCCATATTTTTTTAGATTTAATAAAAAAGGGTAGGCAGTTTTGCCCACCCCAATTTATGTTGATTAATTTAATTTATTAAGAATAAAGTACGATATCGTTTCCTATTCCGATTTGTACCCCAGCAGTGTAACGCATTACTACACGAACATTCTGAGAACCATCAATGTCAGCCATATCGATTACTTTAACTTCGTTTCTGTCATCTAAAAGACCAGTTCCGAAGAACAAGTTTGACTTAGTAGATAATAACGCTTTGTTGCTTCCGAAACCTTTAGCTACAAACATATTGATTCCTTCAAAAGATAAAGCACCACCGTTGTACCATTGTGTTCCTTTGCTGTCAGTACCAGCAGCACCAATACCAGAAGCAAAGCCACCTAAAGCACGAATGTAAGCTTGTGCTACATTTTGTGAAACATACATTGTTACATCTTCTTTTCCTAAGATAGCTGGGCAGTTAGCAACTGCACTATCTACAACAGAACCTAACTGAGCAATAACATTTGAAGAAGTAATAGCACTTGCAGTAATGTCGTTTACATCTCCGTCAGCTAAACATACTTGTAGGTAACCATCGAAAGAACCTTCTCCAGCAGCACCACTCCAGATAGAAGTTTCAGTTGCGTTAGCAACCTCAGCAGCTACTCTTGAAATAACAAAGTCAGAAAATAAAGGTGGTAACTCGTCAAAGGCACTAAAGCCCATTTGAGCAGCTTCCCAATCCAAATGCAATTCTTTCTTACAGATTTGTAGGTTTACTTGTAGTTCGGTTGGTGTTAATACTTTTTCTGTTAAAGTCATACCAGAAGTAGTAGGGTCAAAATCACAATCAGCAGAACGTACCAAGTTTGAAAAAGAACCTACTTTCATAGCAGCTTTATACTTGATGTTCGGTAAGATTGTTACAGCTCCAGCGTCTAATGTTGAAGCAGATAATAGGGCAGCACCTAAGTACTTCCCAGCAAATTCTCCAGCATAACTGGATGATGTAATAGTTGGATTAGCCATTTAATATAAATTTAGTTGTTAATTATTTTGTTCATTACTCTATCAAGTGTGCTTAGTTTTCTTTTTGTAGCAAACTTGAAATTTTGTTTTGTTTGTACCTCTGGGTTAGCCTTGATTGGCTCAGCCGCTGGTTGGTTTAGTTCATCTTGTACTTCTTCTGGTACTTCGCTTAACTCTGTTTTTTCGTGTTTAGCAAGTTCCTCAGTCATAAGGTTTCCAAGTTCGTCAGCACTCATTTCCTCTTTTTCCTCTTTTTCCTCTTTAGGATCAAGCATGGCTTTAATTTCTTCAACCATCTTTTTAACCTCAGCAAGCTCTTCTTTAGTAGCATAGCCCATTTCTTCTTTTTCTTCTTTTTCTTCTTCTTCGGGCATTTCTTCTTCTTCCTTCTCTTCCTTAAGCTCTGAGATAATACCTTCTTCTTTAATAGATAAAATACGGCCGTCTTCTAGCTCATACTCACCTACAGGCAAAGCTACTTTCTCATCCTCTGTTAAAATAAAAATCTCTTCCCCAGATTTTAACTCATCAGCCTCTAGAACGGTTCCGTTCTCAAGCTTTAATTGTTCCAACTTAACTGACTCGCTAAGGTTTAGAACATCTTTGATTTTAGTGATCATATCATTAGTATTCATATTAATATATAAGTGTTAAAAATTAATTTTGCGTTTTCAAATATTACCAATTCCTTGTGCTCTTAAACTTCCGTCACAACATTTAGTTTTATAAGTATTATCAGCACACAAGCACCCGCCTCTTCTACTACCCTTTGGGCTTGTTTTGCTTGGTGTTATAAACTTTTTAATTCTCTTCAGCATTACTTAGAACTTTTAGGGTGTTTAGCAGGTAATAAATCATTGTCCTGTTTGTAGTTAGAGTTTTCAGGTCTACCGTTTTTCACTAAATATAAAAAAGCATTAACTCTAGCAAAAGCCCATTGTGAGGCGTTTTTAACAGCCGGGCTACTAGACTTATTAAAAGCACCCAACCCTCGCTGATAAACCGCTGAAAGCATGCCCACAGTGACGCCATAGCCTAACTTATCCTTGTACCTCTTATTAAAATCATCTGATTTTTTCTGTAGAGTTGCACGATCTTTCTGTGTTACTTTAGCACTTCTAGTTGTTTTAGCATCGCCTTTTGCTGTACCTTTTCCTTTAGGGTTTTTATTAGGAGTTCCAGGCTTTGGAGCTTTAGGGCTTTTTCTTATACCACCTCTTGGTCCAACATCAGCCATTTTAACGCACTTACCATTTTTCTTTTTATATCCTTTAGGGCATTTACCATACATATCGACACTGTGATGTTCACAAGGCATGTACCAAGTCTTACCTTCAAATTCGTGCTGATGTATTCCTTTGCAACCAAGATCAGAAGCCATTTCTTTAGCTTTTTCTTCGGTAGAGTACGCTAGTCTATCATCAATTATAGCAAAATCATCATTAATAGACATTGAAGACAAACTAAGTTCATTTAATTCTTTTAGTTTACTTTCAGCCCAACTTTTACCAGCTTTACCACCCCAAAGCAAATAAGATATTGTTCCACAAGCCTTAGTGTCTCCTTCATCATAATAAGTTTCTGCTCTAGATAAATAAGAATACATACGCTTTATAGTTTCTTTTGTTATTGGTTTACCTTGAGCTAATTGTTGTGCTCTAATCTTACCAACCTCGGTAGCGCATTTATTATTTACTTTTTTGTTTAACTCAATTCCTTTCTTAGCATTGTTTTTTACACCGCTAGGATAGTCAGAGTAGCTTTCTAACTCTATATCTTGGTTTTGTAGTACAGCTTTAACTTTATTCAATAAATACTCAGCTTCGCTTTGATCAAGATCTTGTAGTACTTTATCACTACTAAAATCATTAATCTTTTCCTTTGGCCTTTCCATTTTATCAGCAAAATAACCTTCTATAGAAAAGCCTTTGACTTTACCACTTTTTACAAACTCTTGCCAAATTTTATCGTTATTAACTTTAACTGCACCAACCCAGGTTCCTAAAGGTAGATCCATGCCATACTTAACAGATTTATCATGTACTTTATCCTCTACTAGCCAAGATTCAACAAGGCTCAACCCGTTTAACTGGTATTGATGTTCTAGTGTGGAATTATTCTGTTTACCTTGCATCAGGTACATTTGAGAAGCCTTCATTACAGTATCTCTAGAAAAATATATGTAGTACTCGTCTTCTCCGTTACGTCTGTATATAGGCTTATTTGGTATAAGTAAAGCGCCCATTAAAATACGCTTTTCTTTATCAACCTCTGCAAGTTTAAATTCTTGTGATTTAAGAGCAATAAAATCTTCTTCTATTGCTGGGTTTTCCACCACGCTAATAGCTTCTATCCCTATTTCCTGGTCTTCGTCTAAAATTAATTCTACAATTCGCATATTAATATATAATAGTTTTTAATTTATTTTGTATTTATAAAGTTGCACCCTCCACTATATTATTCTCAAGGCTTTGTGCTGTTGTAACGTCATTAGCTACTACAAACGCTTGTACTGGTTGTTGTGTTTGTGAACCTATAGCCCCAGCAAGTTGGCTTGTTTCAGTTGCACCTACTATGTTAAAAGATGGGGGTTGTGTTTCTGCGGCTCCAGTTCCAGCCCCACCTAAACTACCAGCAGAACCTCCACCACCGCCACCTCCGGAAAGTCCTGGTATCGCTTGTGCAGCAATAGTAGCAATAGAAGTAGCAGCAGATAGTTTTGTGGCTAAAATTCCTTTCGCAGTTGCTACTGCTTGGACTGCATACATTGGGTTTGGAACTGGCCCCAAGGCTACTGGAGTAGCTGCTAAATTAGCTTTTGCTTGTGCTATTGATTTCGCAGCGTTTGATATTACTTGAGCTATTGCTAAACCTTTTTCCACCACTAAAAGACCAGCAGACAAAGCCTTTGACTTACCAGCTAATTGGCTAACAACTGCCAAGCCTCCCTTAATAGCATTGGCTTTAGCTTGTTGCAGATTTATTTCAGCTTGCGCTTCTTCTTCATAAGCTTTTTCTAAAGCAGCTTTACGCTTTAAACGTTGTCTTTCAGAGTCTTCGTCCATTGCTGCTTCCCTGGCCTCTCTTTGTTCTATTCTTTTTTGCTCTCTTTCTTCTTCAGCAAACATTTCTTCTAAAAAAGCATCTTCCTCTGATTGCTTCTTTTTTTCATCTTCTTCTTTTTCTTCTAAAATAAAACCGGCTCTCTTGTTTTTAAGCTGTAAAAGTATTTGTTCAGTTTTTTTCAATGCCTCATCTCCTTCCTCATCAATACCACTGAAAATAGATTCTGCTATTGAGCCAGAAGCTTCACTAACAGCTTCAGTAAGTCCAAAATCTTTACCAAACTTTTTCCCTATTGCATCAATAGCACTTGTTATGTTTTTTATTGGAGTAAGTAAGAAATTTAAAATACCAGTAAGTATTTTTCTGTTTCTTTCAGCTGTTTTTATTTGCTCATCTTTAATTGTTTTCTGTGCAATTAGTTGAGCTTCTAAAGCCTTGATTGTTTCGTCGGTTTGTTGCTTTTTTAAATCTCTTATTTCTTTTTCAGACTTACCTTGTAACTTTAATATATTATTACTGCCCTCTAAAGCGTCCAATTGTAGTTTTGAAGCATCTGCATTTTCTTGGGCAAATTTAGCAGCTTCTTGAGACTCTTTAGATATACCAAATAAAGCCGCTTTAATTTTATCAAAATTAGCAACGAGTGTACCAACTAAAACAACTAAAGCACCTATGCCTGTTGCAAGTAACGCCTTTTTAATACCACTTAGCCCACCTATAAAACCTTGTATTCCTTTAACACCAGACTTAAAACCTTTTGTAAGTTTTACAACCTTAGTTGCTAAACCACCGGTAAGTTTGTCAATTCCCCTTACTATGTTTGTTGTTTCCTTTTGTTCTTTTCTAAACTCTTTAGCTTCTTTATTAGCTTCTCTTTGTTGTATAGCTAATTTTTTTAATCCAAGCCTTTGGTCTTGAACCGCAGCTCTACGCTCCTTTAAAGTTTTTTTAAGTGCGGCTTCTTGAGCTAAATTTACTTTATTTGAAGAATTGTATTCATCTAAAGCGGTTTTAGCTTTCATGTATTCTTCTTCTAATAAAACAAGTATTGCTCTCTGCTCATCAATAACAGAGTTTATATCGCTAATATTTTTCTTAGCTTGTTCGCTAATTACTTTTATCTCTACTACTTTCTCTATCGCCATTTTATCTCTTGTTTAAGTGCTTTATATCCCTCTCGTATTGTTGTAGGTAGTTTGTGTTTACCTTGTGCTATACGGATCGTTTCTGTTTCTCCGTTTGCGTGTTTTAAAAGTTCAAGTATTTGTTTTATCATTAGTCTGTTGTTGCAAAAACTATTTTATCTTCAGAGAACACCACAGTACTACTTATAGTGTATCTTGTTCTTATAGCTAATTTGTAAGTTATTCCGCTGTCTAAACCACTAAGTGTTCTTCCACCTATGTCGTTCCCTAAAGTTTCTACAAATTCGTCATCTTTGTAAATGTCATATCCAGTAACATTGTCTGTGTTCAATGCACCCGCTGGAATCCAACCTAAAGTAACGCTTGAACTTGTGGTAGCTGTAATATTTAAAGCAGCTAATCTTGGGAAAATACCAAACTGACCACTTGATACACCAGACACACTTTCGCTTAAAGTGTACAACTCTAAAGAACTTTTGTTAGTTAATAGATTGCTTTTAATTGAGTTAATTCTATAAGACTTGTTGCCTATAATAAACTTATCGTTTAGGTTGTAGTTTAATAAAATATGCAAAGGTAAATAAGCCTCTACCTTTTTTATTCTACCTTGTCTGTTGTATATGCTTACTAAATAATCTGCGTAATATTTAGAGAATAAGTTAATGCCTTTTACCTCTCTAAAAAATTCATCTATCTCAATACCAAAGTTTAATGAACTTGATGAAACCCCAACAGCGCCACTTGCATTTACAAATATTTGGCTTGGTCTGTTATATGTTGCAATGTCCTCAAGCGCACCAGCAGTACCAGTTTGTAATTTAAAATTAGGTGTTGCAGTTTGATTTTTTATGTATAAAAGCAATGGCTTTCCTATCGTAGCGTTAAAGTCTTTGTCTAACATAGCGCCTTGACAAATAGTTGATAGCGCACCAGTATTTGTGTTCGACAATCTTTCGTAAAGCATTTTCTCAAAGTCTAACTCTACTTTAAATTCCCCACCATCCCATTCATTATCATTAGAAGCTGGGTAGCTTTCTCCAGCAAAATCATTACCTAATAGTTCTTCTTGTTTTTGTATTAAAAAACTTTTTTTGCTTTTGAACGCAAACTTAACACTCTTGTATTTTAAAACTTTCTCTATTGTGCTTTTAGAGGTATCTACATATTGCGTAATGTCATAACTTTTACCTTGTGAGTTAAAATCATTAAAAGGCAATGCTTGTATTTGATTATCCTCTTTGTAAGCCACAAGATTAAACATCTTAAATAAGTTCGTAAGAAAGTCTATAACTTTCAACTTAGGCATTTGCCTTGATATTATTACTTGGTTTGATGTGGTTAAAGCAGAAAAATTATATACTCCAGAAGCACCATCTGATACACCAAAAGTACCAACATAAAGTTGTTGTGTTGCGGTTACTTGTATTGCTGAAAGTGTTAAAGTATTCGCTGTTGTAATAAGAATTTTTACATCAAAAATACCTTGACCATAAGCAACATCAAAAATATCAGACTCTGCAAAAATTATATCTTCGTTTATTGGGCCAGTAAAATCTTCATTAAACAAAACGTCGTTGTTAGAGCTTCTTAAAATTGTTAGGTTAAATTCATCAGTAACAGCAACAGTTACAACAAAATTTAATTTTAATCTTTGACCAATGCCAAAAACACCAGAACCGCCAAATATAACAGCTGGTCTAATATCTGTTCCACTACTAAAAGTCAAACCAGCATCAGTAGATTGATGAAACCTTGCTTCTAAAATTTGCAAAGCTCCGCCCTCGTCTGAATTACTCATAAACCCTTTTTCTCTGTGCATCCACATATAAATGCTGTTGAATTGTATAGAGTTAAAAAAGTTGTTTGATAAGTCAATGTCGTAAGTAGTTTCTATTGCCTCTATTATTTTTTTAACTTTTATTGCTGGTTTAATATCAAACTGGTTTAAAAAATCTCCAGCTGTGCTTTTATATCCAGCATTTGTAAGTCGCATATTTTTACTGTGAGTAATAAGCGGAAAGCAAACATCTGAGGGTGCATCTTTTAACTTATCTCTTATATTATCATAAGTGTAATCAAAATTTAAACTGGTTGGAAACTCAAGCCTACTTAAATCATCTTCGCCTAAGATGTCTTTTAGTTCTATTGTTTCGCCAAAGAAAACCAACTTATAAGCGTGTGCTTTATTGTCTTTCATTGTTACGCTGTTAAGCCTTAGCTTACCTTTTTTGTAGTCTGTTCCGTTTAGCTTTATTAAGGCATCAACTCTAAATCTTGCATCGAAGCTATTTACAACATCATTGTCCTCGTAGTGTCTAAACAGTTTTGAGTTATGCTTTGAAGCTGGTACATTGAACTGCTGAGAAAATGCAGTAAACACTTTAGAAATGTCCTTAGTGTTTTTTATACTGTCTGTGATTGTAACGCTTTCGTCTTTAAATAAATCAAGCCTAATAAAATCGCTTTTAATTTGGTATAGTTCGCCACTTGCAAATATGTCAGCAGATAAAGCTAAAGTAGTTGCATTTGTAACTGCTGTTACCTTTGCGCTTGTTCCATCTGTTTTGTTAAACACAATATAACCTACTTTGACCCCAGTAGTAAAGTCAGCAGTAGCATCTACTAAATTACTTGTTGAGGTGCTTGTGGCTGCGCTTGTGCCAAACTCTGGGTACTTTATTCCATCCCTTATGTATAACTCAATTATCTGCATTTAGCGTATGTTGTTTATTGTATCAAAAGCAAACTCTATTTCTATTGTGTAGTTTATGATCTTGTCGTTAAGTTGTGTCTTGTAAGCAAATGAACTACTTGTAACTTGTATTGGTAAGGTCTTGGAGTTTATCTCAATCCAACAATCTTCGCTTAGTTGCATCTCTTTAAATACTTCGTTGTAAGCCTCTGGATAGTAACCAGTGTTTAGTGTTAGTTTCTCTTTACCATTTTTAGTTAGTGTCTTGTCCTGGTGGTTGCTTATGCTGTAACTTGCACTACTAATTATATTCTTTTTAAACTTCTCTGTTTTGGTTGTTAGCGTTTCGTTTGTGCGTTTGAAAAACCAAATATCTTGCAACACCCCAAACTTATTTATAAACGTAATCTTGTAAGGCGTAAACTTGCACTCGCTTTCGTTTGTTACTGTTAGCTTTGTAACGCCAGTAGAACTATCTACCAATATTGTGTCAAAGTCAAATAAGGTATATTCGCCCTCAAAGGCTGTAAGGCAATCGCTACCCTCAAAAGTTCCGCCATCTTGTATAACTCTATCCTCAAACTCGTCTGAGCCATTTACACCGCTTGTAACGTATTCTATTTGTGCATTACTATTAGTGCTTGTGCTTATTGCTTTGGTGTAAACTTGTGTTCCGTTGTTTAAGTATGTTACTTGTGTCGCTAAAGACGTATCTACCGCTATTACTGCTGGTGCGTCATCAAGCTTAACTATCTTAGTGTTTGATTGTAGTACTGCTTGGTTGTTTATTGTAGTAGTAGAACTTGGTGTTAAAACTGTGTTTTGCGCTCCATCCTCAAATAGACCATAACCGAAAAATCCTTTTAGTGCTATATAACTACTCGTGGTCTGTGCTACACCTTGTACAAATGTTGTTGTTCTATAATCTACCCAAAAAATCTCTGTTGAATAATCCCCATCAAATACATTAGTAAAGTAATCTCTAACAAGTTCCGATATCTCAAAAGTACATACGTTATCAACTGCAAACGAATTTAAAAGATAAGTTCGTGTTGATGGTCTGCTATTAGCTGTTGCGCCTACTCCTTGAGTACCAGTATAAATATACAACTCAAGCTGTGTGCTTGTTAGGTTTGTTACTGTGCCAGTAGTTATGTAGTACGGACTTCTTACGTTTATCTTGCTCATTTCTTGTTAATGTTTACTTGTATTTGTTTCTCTAAGCCTATTGAGTAAGCCTCTACTAATTCGTCTGGTAATCTTTTAAAAGCAGCCTCAAATGGTTTGGTAAAAAACATACTTGCTTTGGTTCCCTTTTGATATATGCTTCTTGATATAATAAACGCTGTGCTTTCATAACTTAAAAACCTACCGCTTTTTCTATCTCTAAATTGTATTCCTTTGCGCTTAACATAATCTCGCATTGACTTAGTTAAACCACCTTTTTTACCACTCCCAGTACCAAACTTATAGGGACTGTTTGGTGCTTTAGCACTTGATGACTTACCTTTTACACCCTTATCTTTGAACTTACCATAGTCAGCCATCTCGAAAGCTACTGACGTTTTACCACCTTTGGTTGATGGGTTGGTAAAGCCTAAACTGTTATAAAGGTTTTTAGTATCGTTAAAAGTGCCAAAAGGAGAATCACCTTTGGTTAAGTTAGTTCTAGCTTGTTGAACAACATACTTAGCAAACTTATTTAGTTCGTCCCTTAAAAACTTATCTGCTAACATATAGTAATATCGTTATGAATTATTATATCCATTGTTGCAGCGTATCCAGCAAGTCTATTATCAAACCTTTCGTAGAATGGCTCAAGTGATGCATCGCCTTCAAGCTGAAACTTATCGCTATATAGTGTACCTCTTCTTAGAACCATTACTAATTTATTAAGAACTGCTAATTGTGTGTTAAGTACATCTTGTTCGTTGTTGTTGCCTCTAAATATATCAGTTGTAGCATCCTTACTTTCGTCTACAATATCCATAGCCATAACAGTTATGTTAAAAGATATTACTTGCTCTTGTAGTGTAACAGAGTTTACAATAATGTGCGCCAAAGGAAATATGCTTTGCTTAGATAAGTCAATGTCAAATATATCGCCAGTTGTAACTGTGTTTACATTCACATCGCTTAATAGCTGTGTTTCTATTGTTTCTGTAATTTGGTAAAACCCTCTTATTCCCTGTTGGCTCATTTGAATTTGTTTTTAATCTGTGCTGCTTCTATTTGGTTTTTCTCTTTTGTAAATTCTAAATATGTCAAGCACTGGTGTACATTTAGTTCAGTGATATTTTTAAATCTTGTAATATCGCCTTGAGCGATCCCATAGAGTGCGTTAAACCATCCCCACTTGGATGTGAAATTAGATGCTGTGCTAAAGCCTTCTCGTTCTTCGTGTCCAAAGAGTTCAGCATAACCATCGATAAGTCCTTGCCTAAACTGTAAAAAAAAACAATAGCACCTAATACTACATCTAAGGGAAAGTCCTTAGCG